ACCGTGATATAGGCGTTGTCTACCAGGTCCACCTCACCATCGCGCGTGCCCCTTGAGGAGCGCCCGAAGTAGAGGACGCTGGACGTGGCCACCTTGCGCACCCGCTGGCGCCCGTACTCATCGCCACCGGCAGAGGAACCGAACAGCACGGTCATACCCGGTACGATGTCGCCGTAGGCCCCAGTGGTCACCCCGTCGAACGTCACCTGCGCGATGGGATAGGCGAACGAGCCCTGGTTCGTGCGGGCGGCAAAGACCGTCGCTGGTTGCGCCAGGAACAGTCGCAAGGTCATGATGCGTCTGCCAGGTCGCGGACCAGGATCACCACATCGCGGGGGAAGAAGTTAGTCCAGCGCACGTCCTGCCCCGGCTGTGGGCGAATGGCCAGCCCATTCTTGCGCGTCCAGGCGAACGTCTCGTCACGCACATACACCGTCACCTCGTTGCTGCCCGCCGACTTGACGCCGAATGCATCGAGGATAGCCTGGTACTCGGTGACGCTGGAAACTACCGAATAGAGCAGCTCGACGTACTTGCCCTCGTCGTAGGGCGTGCCGTCACCGCCGAAGGTGCGCCGCGTCGGCTTGATGCCTTCACTTCGCGGCTGGGGGTCGAGTACGTTCAGGCTCACCAGCGCCACGTCGTGCCCATCCGCTACCCTGTAGGTCACGGTGCCTGCCTCCTGAAGAAGCCAATCAGCGCCTGCTCCACAGCCCGCCCGATGTCCTGCGGTGACTGCCCCGGCGCGGCGTAGATGGGCATGGAGAATGCGCCCGATTGGATGGTCATCCCACCGCCACCGCCTACGGCGCCGACGAGCTGCCGTTGTGTAAAGCCACCACCCAAAGCGCCGCGCAGCAGGGCCGTGGTGTCCGCGCTCAAGACATACTCGGGCCGGGAGCGGCTGCCGTGCAGCATCGTCGCCGCTGTCTCGAACACTGGGCCGCCAGCCTGCCGAGTGAGCATTGGCCCTGATATCCACTGTTTGAGAAATGGGTCATAGTGTGATGTCACGATGGCTGGGCGGCTCGTCGTTGTCCCGCCCGTGGTCCCGCCCGTGGTCCCGCCCGTTGCGGTCGTGCCCCCGTAACTGCTCGGGGCACTCATTCTTGATTGCATCGCCTTCCAGTAGGTGTCAAAGAGCTTGATGGATGCGTCCTGCTCTTTCTTCTGCAGGTCCAACCAGGCTTGGTTGTGTATGCCCAAGTCGTCAAGGCGGTCCACCAACCCGTCCCACTGGGCATTACGTTCCTCTATCGCGCCCTGGTTGATCTGGTTGATGCGCTCGGCGGTCTGCGCCGCCATCGCTGCAAGCTGGGCCTCGTGGTCCTCTTGCATCCGCGTTAGGCGAAGGGCGCGATCCTCATCCTCTAGCGCCTGCCGTTCGACCAAAGCAGCACGCATGTCGACGATGCGCTGCGCGTCGGCCTTGCGCGCGTCGGCAAGTCGTTCCTGGTGTGCCTCGCGTTCCTGGTCGATGCGCTCCTGCAGGTTCCCGCGTTCCTGGTCGATGCGCTGCCGTAGGTCTTCCTCGTTCTGCGTGATCTGGGTCTGGAAACGGCGCTGCTCCTCTGCCACAGCGCGGGCGTCCAGGTTCGCCGCCGCCTCCATCAGCCGGTTACGGTGGTCAACGCGCTGCCGCTCCAGGTTGCGTTGTCCCTCAGCCTCGATCTCGGCGATGCGCTTGTTGCCGTCTTCCTTGAGGTCGGCAATCTTGTCGTTCAGGTCTTGCTGCCACTCGCGCTCGCGCTCTACCGCGTCGGCGCGGATGCTGGCGATGCTCTTGGCAAGCTCCGTTTCCTGGCGCGCCCTCTGACGGGCAAAGTCCTGGGCCTCACGGGCCAGCGTCAGTTCATAGCCGGCGATGAGCTGCGTTCGCTGTGCCTCGGCCTGCTGCGTTGCCTCGAGGCGTTGGGCATTGGCGTCGCGTTCAATCTCCTGCACCGCCTTGCCCCAGTCCTTGATCGCGTCTTCCTGCTCGGGAGTGAAGCGTGATGCCTGCTTCCCGGCCGCCCGCGCACCCGCCGCCAGGTCTTCCGCCGCCTGTGGAAGCACGCCGAGAAACTTGGCGATCCCCGTCACAAGCTGCTCGCGGTGCCGGTCCACGTCGGCGGTCCACTCGTCCACGTCCACCCAGGCGCGCAGTTCGTCCGCGCCGCGCAGCATGTCATCGCTGAGCTTTGACAGCTGGGCGAGTGGGCCGATGTCGGGTCCAGGAATGAGGTCGAGTATGCGCCGGATAAAGTGCCCCAGCGTCTCGGCAATGCCAGCAAAGCCCGTTGCCAGCCAGCCTGCGGCTGTGCGAATGACCTTGACCACTTCACCCATTGCCGTAGCAATCGCGTTGGCGACGATGACGATCACTTGTCCACCCGTGCGCAAGGCGTCTTGCATCGTTGCTTGCGCCATCTGTTCGTCGCCAGCCGCCCGCCCGATGCCCCGCCCGACCTGAACGCCAATGTTCGCACCCACGACCGCCGCGCCGCCGAGAACCGCCGTCGTCTTGAGCGCCGTCCCCAGCGCCGCCGCCGCCTTGAGCGTCTTGATGCGGGCGAGTGCCTGGGCGATCTGGTTGAGGAAAATCAGTGTGGGTGCGCCTACAGTGACGATGGAGGCCAGCGCCGCGCCCAAAGTCGCCACCTCGGGATGCGATTCGCGCAGCTTGGTCAACCATTCGGCGGTTCCGCTGAGTATCGGCGTCAGGATCTTGAGCATGGGCTCGAAGCCCTCAGCGAGCAGCTGTATCGCCGCGTCTTTCGCCGCCCGGAAAGAGGCATTGAACGTCCGGCCCATCTGGTCGGCGGTGACTTGGGTGATGCCCATCTTGGTGAGCACTATATCGAGGGCCTGGCCAAAGTCGTCCCCGGTATCTTTGAGCGCAGCACGCAGCGCCACGCGCGAGATGTTGAACCGCTCGGTGAGGGACACGAGGTCCGTGCCGCCGGAGGTCAGCGCCTCGTTGATAGCGAACGCCGCCCCGGTGATGCCCTCGCGCTGGTTCAGGACCGACACGCGCCGCGTCAGGTCGAGCCAGCCCTGCAGCTGCTCGGTGTTGCCCTCCAGCGTCGGGAGCAACTGCTTTGCCGCTTGCAGCAAGTCCGCAAAAGGCAATCCGGCCTTTGCCGCCGAATCGCGCAGCTGTTCGGTCAGCTCGGTCGCCGCCTTCATGCTGCCGGTCATGCCGCGTAGCTGTACCTGCACTTCCTCGAACGAGGCCGCCGCGCGGATGCCCATCACGGAGATGATGCCGCCGGCGATGCCCAGCACCTTCAACTCGCGGTTGACCTTGCTCACCTCGGCGCTGAATGTGCGCACACCGCGCTGCAGGCCGACGAAGGCATTGCCGATAGTCTGCCCGACGCGGCGCATCGTCAGCTGTGCGCGTTCAGCGCCGCTGGTATCTATAGTGATGGATCCGTGGGCATTTCCCAGCCGTGTCCCGCCTAGAAGGCCCCCAAGTAGTGGCATCAGTCCACCTTATGTACCCGTATGCCCTTGACCCGCCCGCTCAATGCCTTGAGCGCCGCCACGCCATCGCCGCCGTGCCGTTCCTTCGGTTCCGGATTGGGCAGGCGGAAGTCTGGAGCAAGCAACTGCCCCATGCGGTACTTGGGCTCGAGGTGCTTGTCCTTGCCCGCGCCCAACCATTCCGTCTCCTGTGCCGCCGCCTCTATCGCGTTGCCGAAGAAGGTCACGGCGCTGTCAAACTGGTATGCCGCCCAGGCATCATCAATCTGTAGCAGGCTGCTCGGCCTCTGGCTCGTCGCCGTCGCCGTCCGGTACAGGCTCCACAGCTGATGCTTGTCGCTGCAGAAACCTGCGCAGGTCGTTCGCTGGCAGGACCGCCAGCGAAAAGACCGTCCCCCTGTCTGCCAGTTCTACATCCTCGATGGCGATCTCATCCTCGGCCTGTGGGTCCGCCACGATGCGCGGTTCCACAAAGGCAGCGGCACAGATAGCGTCGATCAGCGCCAGCATCTCGTCTGACTGCTCGGCCAGCTTCTCGACGCTCAGCAGCTTGTCCAGCTCATCCGTATCCACGCCCTCATAGATCATCTTTGCCACGAGCGGCGTCAGTAGGTCCGGTATTTTGCCCTGGCGCAACAGCACATCCAGCGCCACCGGGCGGATCTTCGCGCTGTTGCCGGAGGGAAGGGCCAGAAGAAAGCCCTCCTCTCGCGGCTTGCGCCAGTCAATCCCCCGCGTTGGTCGTTTCGTCTCACCCATCGCTAGGTGATGTTCGTCGGCGGGATCGCCACGTCTGCGGCAGTCGCGTGCTCGATGACATTGATCAGGCCATAGGTGGCGTCGTCCACGATCTGGATCGTTGCCTCGGGGATGGCGAACGCACCATACTCCAGCTGCGCGATGGTCAAGTCTCCCATCAGCTTGCACTTGGGGATGAAGATATGCGTATCCCCGGTGCCTTCCTCGGCCAGCGCCTTGCCGCAGATGCCGATGTAGGGCATCGCGTCGCCGCCGCTAACCTTGAGGTGGTCTTGCGCGTCGCCTGATGCGGTCGAGGTGCTGCCCAGGATAACTTCCAGCGCGGCGATAGAGATGCTGCCGAACCGCACGCGCACCTCGCCGCCAATCGCCCGCGCTGCCGACGCCATGATCGTGTCGTCGCCTTCAAGCTGCGCGCTGACGGTCGCCAGCGTGGTCCCCATCAGCTGTACGCTTGGCACATCGACTGCCGTGTCGTAGGTATCCGTGGCGGTCCACGCAGCGACTTTGACATCGCGGAGGCCGAACTGTGGTGCTCCGTAGCTATCGAATCCCATGATGTATCTCCTTATACTGACTTTTTGGTCGTGACCTGATAGGTCGAGCGCTCCACGTTCGCATCCAGCTCGGTATCGCGCTGGTTGCGTATGTCGCCCGCCCACAGGCACATGAATGTACCCGACAACTGCACGGCATGCAGCAGCGCCCAGACGCGATTGCGCATCGTCTCAATGTTGCTGTAGCCGTCGTCCTCGTAAAACCACACTTCCAACATCTCGCGGACGCCCACGTAGCGCGCGCCCTCGTCTACCAGGAGCGGGTCCGGCTCGCTGCTGCGTAGCTTGAGCAGGATGCACGGCTTGATGATCTCATTGGCGTCGAACGCTGCCGGCGTGATGGTGCGGTTGATGCCCTGCGGCCCCGTCTCGCCCAGGTCATAGATGCCGCCCGTCGCCGTTGCCACCAGCGTTGTGGTATCCGCTTCCAGTATCGCCTTTGCCGCTGAGAGTGCGCTCATGGCGCCAACATCCTCACGACCTCACTCCACAGGATCGGCGCGAAGTGGTCTATTGCCGGGTCGATGATGGCGTAGCGCCCGGCGTTGTTGAGTTCCAGGTACACGCCATAGCTCACGCCGTGTGAGAGCACCAACTCGACCATGCTCTGTACCACCTGATTGACCTCCGTGTACAGCGACTGGCGGGCGTTGCCCGTGCGGTCGGTCCACGGTGCATGGGCCTTCATCCAGTTTTCGATCTCTGGTGCGTATCCCTTGGCGATTGCCAACACGCCCCGGTGGATGGCCGACACGTATGCCTCGGTTAGCTCGCTGAATGCCTGCTCCGGCGGGCGTATCCACTGGAAGCCGGTCTGCACCATCAGCTGCGCACCTTGGCGTATGCCTGGAGCGAGTCGGTCAGCCCCGGCAGCAGCGCCACGATCTCATAGCCCACCCCGCCCACGGCGAAGCGGTCACCCGTCTGCAGGTCAGTGTCGGTCAGCGTCGGGTGCCCCTTGTAGCCGATGATCACCACGTCCGCCTGCGCCGTCTGGCCGGCCTCGGTCTGGTAGATGGCAGGCCGTCCAGCCGTCTCGATGCGCACCGCCTGCGCCGCTTGTGCTACGCCACCACGCACGACCGTGATGCTGGTGGACTTGTCGGCGATGATGCGTGCCGTGCCCACGCCACGATCTACATCGTCTACGTACTCAGAGAGCGGGAAGCTGTTGCCCGTCCAGCCATCGGCACTAGGCATCGGGTTCGTCCTTCCAGCGCGGCGGGATCTCGTTCAGGCCCAGGATGCGCATCTGGTTGGCCGATGTCGTCGATTCACCCTTCCAGAACGCCACCATCTCCTTGATGTGCTCCCAGACCTGCGACTTTTGCTCGCGCGTCTGCCCGGCGGTGTAGTCGCTGAACTTGGCGGCGTCTGCCAGCAGCTGCCGCCAGGCCAGGTACACCGCGCCGTTATAGTCGCTGTCCGCGCGCGTATAGAGCCGGTCCAGTTCCGTGTTTGTGAACACGCTCTCGTCCGCACTCAGAGCCAGATCGGCCTGCATGTCCGCCCGCTGTGTCGTGGTCAGTGCCATTAGCCGTACTCCTCGATCAGTTCCAGCAGCGCCCGTCCCGCGTGCTCCCAGGTCTGATTCGCCCGCAGCCACGCAGCGCCGTCCATCGCCTTGGCCTTGGCCTCCGTCGGGTGCTCGTAGCACCAGCGCATCGCTTCCGCCACTGCTACCACGTTCATCTGTGCCCACTGACCGTCGATGTGATCGGCGTAGCCCCGCGGGATATTCACCAAATCGAACTCGTCCAGCACGACCGTCGCCCATTCGTCGGTATGACCGTCGTCCAGCCCACTGTAGCGGGTGACGATGGTCGGGATGCCCATCATCGCCGCCTCGCGGTGCGGCATCCCCCAGCCCTCGGACTTGCTCGGGATGGCGAAGCAGTCGGCGTGCGGGTAGACATTCGCCATCGTATCCACATCCTGCAACCAGAACGACACGCGCGGATCGCGATTGCTCGCCATAGAGATACGGTCGATCAGGTCGTTCGTATGCGGTCGTGTCTTGATGACCAACCGCACGTCTGCCACGTCGTAGAAGGCCATAAAGAATGCCTGCCACACCTCCACCCAACCCTTGCGTGCCCCCCGATCAGCAAGTGCCAGAAATGTGTACGGTTTGCGTGGCTTGCCGTACACCATCGGGAACTCGACGGGGGACGTGCCGCCATGTACGACGTGGATCGGCACCTTGACGCCGCTGTGCTCGAACGCCTCGGCGTTCTGCTCGCACGGCACGATGATTCGTTCGCAGCTATTGCACCGTTCGGCCCAGCCCTTGGGCAGTTTGGAACCCTCCGTCATCGTCAGGCCCCATTGCCGCCCGGCCAGACCGGGGAACATGTACGGCGGCGTGCAGGTGATCGTCAACTTACTCCAGTCGAGGCCGGCCATGCGCTGTATCCAGGCTGGCATGTTGAGCTGTTCGAGGATGATCGGATGCATCTCGATGCCCAACCGCGCCAGCGATTGCACCATGTAGCGCGCGTATCTTCCATATCCATCGAACGCATGGAAGAAGAACGACAACCAGTTCAGCCGCAAGGCCGGCCCCTTCCTGCTAGGAGATGGTGGGGTCTGTCCAGGCACCGCCGGCCACGAGATATCCGACTGCACCATTGGTACGGTCCATACCCACGCCGACTCCATACTCCATTTCGATGTCGAGCTGTTTCACCGGATAGTCGTCGTCCGGCACCGTCTCGGGAAGCACGAACGCCCCGAACCCGGTATCGGGATGCACGCGCACCGCCAGCGGGTTGCGGGTGTCGAGGTTGCCGTAGCTTTTGACCATCCCGATGTAGGTCGTCGGCACGCGCGCCGTAACGCGCACTTCCACCAGGCCATAGCTGCCCTGATAGTAGCCGATCTGCCCGAACTCGCGCTGCCCGGCAGCGAAGAAGCGGTTGCCGCTCGTCTCACCGCCACGGTCGATGAAACCGACCACCGGATCGACGACCTGCACCCAGCCCGTCAGTGCCAGAAAACTGGCGATGTCGGCACGGCTCGCAACCGCCGTGTAAGGCGGTGCATGACCGTGTTCCTGCAGCGTTTCCGCCAGCTGGTCCAGTGCGTCTCCGTAGCCATAGCTACCGGTATCCACGCCCAGATAGTGGTTGTGCGACGTGGTGAACGCCTCGCCATCGTATGCGGGTGGCGCAAAGTCCACGGCGCCGCCGGTCCCGCGCACGAACGGCACATCATAGCCCGCCGTACCGATGCTGTTCTCGCTGTAATCGAACCAGCGGGTCAGCAGCTTCTGCTCGAAGCGCCAGCGCAGCTTGCGGACGATGGTCGCGATCGATGCGTTGATCTTGGCCGAACGGGAGTCGCGGAAATAGCGCCGCGTCCCTCCGATGGCCTCGCCGTACACGCGCAGGTCGAGCATGTGCCCGATGGTCGTGCCGTGCGTCGGCGTCGGCGTATCCACGTCGGTGATATCCGGGGAAGGGGTGACGGAGCCACCGTTTTCGTACTCCATCGCCAGTTCCTCGGTGAGAAACATCAGCCAGCCCCAGTCGCGCACCATCTCGGCGTTGAAGTCACCCAACGCCAGCGCCATCTGGTTGACCAGCTCGGAGTAGGTGATCCCGTCGCGCGTCTCCCACTCTGCCAGTCGAGTGCCATCCCAGCCGGTCGGGAGGGCCTTGTTCAAAAGTGTCTGCGGTCCAATTACCTCTGCCATGTTATATCCCTCCCTTACGCCGAGCTCGGGTCGTTCTGCTGCACGTGGACAAACAGCGTGCAGGCGTCGATTGCGAATCCGACGATGCGGTCATACGTCGCAGCAGCGTCAGAGATGCGGCCCACGTCATCCGAGACGTAGTAGTTCGCGCCCGGGGTGAGGCTTGAGAAGCCGCTCACCGGCCCGAATACACACACACTCACCGGATTGCCGCTCACCACACTCGTCTCGCCGTCAAAGCTCTCCACGGCGATGCCGACGGCCCGCGCCGTGGCCTCATCCACGTTGGCGTCCGCGTGCTGGATGTCCCCACTCGAATCGATATACACGAGATAGCCGATTGTGACGGTGCCCCCGGCATGCTTGGGCGGCAGCAACACCGCGCCATTCGCCGTGAGTGCCCTCACGTTCGCGCTCGTAACAGTTACGTTTGCCATTGTCTGCCTCCCCTACAGTCCCATCGAGGCGCGAGCTTCCCTGCGCTTCTCGGGGGTGTCTTCGATCTTGTGCGAGTCGCGGACTTTGCTGGCAACACGAGCGGGTGGTCCGTCCAGCGCGTCGCGGATTAGCTCCGCCAGCGGCTTCATGTCGGCCCACACCTCGTCTGCCTTGGCGGTCAGCGTTTCGACCGTCCGTTCCTCGCCCAGTTCCGAGAGGATGCGCGTGCGCACGGTGCGCCGGAAAGCGTCCACCTTGCCCTGCGCGTCATCACCCTTCACTTCCCAGTCCACCAGTTCCGCGATCTTGGCATCCAGCGTGGCCTCGAACTCTGCCACGCGCTTGGCCTCGAGCTGTGTCTGCAAGGTGCCGATCAGCGTTTCCTTGTCGGTCACCTGCTGCTCCAGCTCGGCGATGCGCTTTCCCGCATCCGCATCGGCCTGTGCCTCGTTGACGATCTGCTCGCGGAGGGCTTCCGGGATGTCGTTCACGGTCAACTCTGCGATGACCTGTTCACGATCCATGTCGTTAGCCTCCATCGTTGGTTGTTCTTCTGATTCCATTTGCGCCGTGATGGCAAAGGCACCGCCCAGTTTCAGTGCCGCGCGGTCGGCAGGCGCCAGATCCAGCGATTCCAGCCGCAGCCCTCGGATGCGGTACGTCCCGTCCTTCAGCGGCTCCCGCTTCTGATAGGGACCGTAGATGCTGGTCGCCAACTGTCCCCCGCGCGCCTTGAGGCGGCGAATGTACTCCCGGGCCTCGCCCGGTGGAATGTACGCCTTGCCCCACAGCGTATCGCCCTGCCGTTGCACACCGACCCAATCCGCATCCTCGATGGGAAAGGCCGTGGCCCGTTCCTCGTCCTTGATGTGGCCCATGATGCCGCCACGCCCGACGAGGTTCTGCTGGATTGCCGCGATAAGCTCCTCATCGTAGAGCAATCCATTGTTGCTGACTTCGCCGGCCCGTCCTACCGGCAGGGTGAGATAGAACGGCGTTTCGTCGCCAGCGGTCAGCGCCCCGATATCCACGCGGGCATCGGCGTCGATTGCGGGAAAGTCCCCTCGGAACTCGCCCACGATATAGTCGCGCACCATCTCTGATGCGGTCTGCGCCTCGTCCCACATCGAATTGCAGACGGCAGTGGCCTGCTTGTCATCCTTGGCCGCGCCATCCTTTATCACGATGGGGATGCACCGCGAGATATAGTCCTCGTGTGATTCGCCCTTCGCTGGTTTCGGCATTGTCAGCTCCCTCGCTTCTCTATCTTGCCGCGGCTGAGTACCCACGGGGCCTGGGCCACACCCGCGCCCCCGTCGCCTAGCTCGTGCAGCAGCCGATAGTTGGCCACGCTCTCCGGCCGCTCGCGCCGCTTCGGGGCCAGTGGATGTGTCTGGTGCACGACGGTCACGTATGCCGTCGCATCGATCACAGGCACGCCCAGGCGCAACGCGCGCGCAACGAGCCAGTTGTCCCAGGACGCGCGGCCCAGGGCAAAGGGTGGGATATCCCCCCACACGTTGCCCGAGGTGGCGAAATAGTCGATCCCGGCGGGCGCGTGCAACTGCCCACGATCGTCGATAGCCTCTCGCAGCTCGTCTCGCCAGCCGCCACCAAAGTCCAGCCGCGCACCTTCCAGATCGAGATCCGTGCGCTGCCCAATCATCAAGAAGCGCTCGAAGCGATCCGCGCACAGCGCCGCCGCGTGATGCAGCGGCCCCAGCACGATAATGTCGGCGTTGATGTAGCAGGTGAGCAGCGTGTCGGCGCGGGCGAACGCGGCGCCAAAGATGCTCGGAAGGAGCGGCGTGCCCTCGTTCGTGACTGCGATCTCGTAGCTCGCTAGCTGCAGCTCGCATGCCACATCGGCTACGTTGCTCTTTGGCTCGTGCAACAGCAGCACCTCAACGTCCGTCTCCAGCCAACTGTTGATCGCGTTGCGCTGGATGGCGTCGAATGGCCCCTCGAACGGTTTGGGCACAGCGAACAGCGTCAGATCGTGCAAAATAGATCCTCCCGACCTCGCTGGCAGTTGTAGCCTAGCGCCTCCAGAAACTTCCCAATC